GCTGTTCTGATAGCGTTCCATTGAGCATCTGTTGAATTTAATTGTGTTGCCATGTTTACCATCCTTCCTGTTACCGCATCCATGCTGGCTAGCATAGACCGCATATGGTGTTTTTGAAAACCCCGTTTGGGGCTATTATTTTATGTGCTTGGGAGTCTTGTTTGTTACCTCTTTATTGATTCTAGTAATTCTCTTAGGAATGATTTCAGACACTCTATCTTTAGTAACATTGGTTCCCTTGAGTATTCACCAGTGTAAAGAGTTCTTGATAAATACACGTTGTGATAGATCTCTATGAAAGCCTTGTAGACTGGGCTTCTTGTGATGTCGTTAAGGTCGAGATTAATTAACTCAGAGGAGAAGAAAACACACTTTGAGATAAATTCTTCTCTATTGTATCCAGTCAGGGTAGGTAGTACCCTGTTTATAGGCTTAAGTTCCCAGTCTAGTACCCTGTTAGTGGGTACTTTGGTAGATCCTGGTATTTGTCTGCCTTTAATGGATAGATTAATGACCCTGTAAGAGGTCTTCTTGGCTAATAATCCAAGGTAGTTCGCTTCGCAAGTCCATAAGTGTTCCCTTGAGGGGTCAATTTCGGTTTTAAATCCTAGGTGGTCGGGGTAAACTTGTTTGTCAGAGGTAGGGCATAGGTCAACGCCTAATAAGAATAGTTCTTCTACGTCGGGGAGAGCGGAAGCTAAGCCCATAGAGAACGTAGATACACCAATGCCGCCTTCGCTGAGCATTTCCTTGGTAGGTTCAAAGTACTTACCCATTGGGAGGGCTGACATGCCGTTAGTTAACACCTTTGGGCCAGGCCAAGCAGTTAGAAACTCTGGGTAGACGCCTGAGCCAGCTAATAAGACTGTGGATTTGGCAAACTCTTCGGATACACAGCCTCGATTTAACACAGCGGGGTGCGGATCACAGGCTAGACAGATATCAGGGATTAACCCTTGCAACTCAAAGGCTTTAATTGCCGAACCACCCGCGATCACAGTAGCGTAGCCGGTTTTTAAACACCATTCGACAAACTCCCAAGACTCGTACAATGACGGCCCAGCACCGCAGAACAGAATTCGCTTGGTCGGTTTGAGATGCTCGAAAAAAGATTCATAGGTTGATATATTCGAGGAACACTTGTTTGTTAGGTAGTTACTCAGAAAGGGAGATATGTCCCTGGCTAGATGACTTAGACAAACTTGGCTGTTAAGTGAGTTATAGAAAGCCTCCGTTAACTTGGGTGAAGCTGTTACTTTGAATGGTCTCTGTTGGTAGGCTAAACCCTGCGTGATGAAAGCAAAGTTGGACATGGGTACATCTACTTTGCCAAACTGAGTTTCTGCAGAAACAACGTCGTTTTTCAAGGCTTTTAATTTGATATGGATTGGTTTTATTCTGACTTCCATAGCTTTAAGTTCCTCCGCTTAATGTTAAAAGGTCTATGTTTTAATGTCACTTCCAAGCCATAACGTTACGGAGTATTGTATGGAGGCCAGGGAGATGGAAAGAGTGAAAAATATGGCGGAATAGTGCGGGCCTGGAGGGGAAAGAAGCATTGTGGGGCATCTAAGGAGGTTGGGCGGGGGGTGCTTTGAAACTTGGAAATTATCCCTGGGGACTGTGTAGATTTCACCCCCTCCCCCCAAGGGGGTTTTTCTGAGAAGGACTTTTCGGCAGGGGCGTTGATACTGAGTGACTTACACTTTGTATGGACAGATCAACACAACATAATAGGAGTTATCAGACCCTGTTCTGGTAACTTTGGGGGCTAAGTGTACCCCCTCAATGAAGTGACCCCTTGTTAGTGAGGGGTTATTGCGTTTCAAGGGGAGGGGGCCTCTGTGTTGTTAGAAGCCCTGATGTAGTAAGCCCTGTGTTGAGCTAACTCTTGGTGGGTGGTGTACTAGGTGTACTAGGTGTACTAGGTTGTAGTGAAGCAAGGTGACCTGGTCTGTGAACTGTACCATGGATGAGTCTGTGATTGCACAGTTACCTTCTTGTTGATTCCACAGCCATTCTAGGAAATAGCTGGTGATGATCGCTCATGTACATTATTCCCTTGAATGTGTACACGACATAGAAAGGCGACCTCAGAGTGAGATCGCCAGTGTTGAGAGGAGAGAGTAGGTAGTTACCACGGTGCTTATACATAGTTTTCGTCTTCTGTTTCCATGATGTTAGCCCTCCTCGATTAGTGCTAGGATGTTGTCACACGCTTGGATTTCTCCCAACGCAGTGGCCCATACTTCGGCGAGGCGGAGCAATGATTGAGACTCAGCGCGTTGCTTGATCATCATGTGAGTAGTTATACACCTGCGAGGGTCTACGTCTAAGTAGGTTAGGTAACTCTCGTAGATGTTGATTAACCCAGATGCAAAGCATTGGTCTAGGTCGTCACACTCGAAGGTTGCTGCTTTTAACTCTCTGTACGACTCCGCTAGTGCTCGTTCTAGGTAGTTGGCTGCTGGGGTGTTTCTTATTGATGGCATGATATGGTTCCTCCTAGAGGTTTGAATAGACTAAGATGATTAAGCCTACCATGATTATTGATGTTAATTGAATTGATAGTACCAATGTGGTTAGGTCCTTCATAGTGGTAAGCCTCCTTCTGTGGTGGTGGGTGGTGGAGTCCAAGGGCCACAGGATGGTGATCTTTTTATACCTAGTAGGTCTAGGAAATAGCTGCTGAGACACCTCTGTGGAGGTGATTCGCCTAGCAATCTTGCTACTTTGAATTGTATTTCTTGGTATGGCATTATAGTTCTCCTGGTTTTATTGTTATGCTTGCGTTGCCAGGTACCCTAGCGGTGACCCCTGGGTATAGTATCACAGTTACCTCGGTCATTGGGTGTCTCCTTTAGTTAGATGTATTAAGGTATCAATGTGCTCTGCCATCTTGCGGTTTACTCTGTGTAACTGCGGGAAATCTTTATCTTCACAGGCTGTAACGCTTACTCCGTTTAGATATTTGAGGACTTGGAGAGAGTCCCCTACGTGCTTCTTTATTACACTTAGGGGAATTTCTTGCCTGGTTGTGGTTACTCTAGTGGATCTGAGTATACGCTTTGTTGCTGTGACTACTAGTCTTTGCTTGAGTTCGGTCATGGGTTCGTCTACTCTTTTTACAAGGCCGATCCAGAAGCCGTCATTAGTGTCCGTGTTGTGTATCCTGTAACTGTTTACTGAGTTGTGTGTACCGTCCCTTGATACTTCGAACTCTTGATCTGCTACTTTGAACTTGAAAGGTATTGACATGTTTTGTTCCCTCCTTGGGGTTAGCCTAGGTATATGATTACTGTTAGCAAAATACTTAGGTAGATTGTTATTGAGATAATTAACTGTACTAATTCTTTGGTGGGTTCTGGTTGCTTTCTCTTCATAATGATGCTCCTAGTGCCCAATATAGGGCGTAAAATGGTACTGATACAGCTACTAAGCTGACTGCTAGGCCGATGGCTACTAGTGCCAAGGTTCCTATGTTGGTCAATAATGTGAGTAGGTCTTTCTTTAACATGGTGTTGTCTCCTTAGGTTAGTTGGTTAATACATTTAAACTTGTTGATATTGCATCGAGGCCAGAGTTGAAAGAGTAGTATAGTACGTACATTGGTGCTGCGGCGACGATGGTGCCGAGGATAAATCCTACGATGGCTATGATTATGATTGCTTTTGTGCTCATGGTTTTCTCCTTAGATTATGGTGGTTAAGATAAGTATGCCAATGCTCGCTACCTTGTATAGGATCCATAGACCTAATACTAGTAGAGCAGTGTTGACGGCTACGGTCATGACCTTGAGTAAGAATAGCACTGAGGCCTCTATTGCCTTGTCGATTTTGTTCTCAATGTAGGCTGCTAGCCTCTTAGGTGCGAAGATGATTGATGCTAATGCTACCATGATTACTATTGATAAAGTACTCATTTTTGGTTACCTTGGTTTTTCGGTGATTGATTGGGTACACCGCAGTTAGAGCAAGTGCCGCGCCAAGCGGTGAGTATTACCTTGTTGCACTTGGGGCACCTTGGTCGTTTGGTGTACTTGGTGTTAGCTTGATATACTGGTGATACTGGAGTGATACGCATTGTTATACCCTCCATGAAGTTGATTCCCAACGAACATTAGACTTGGTGTACCCTTTGGTTGGGTTGATGAGTCCAAGTATTATACTGTATGGGTTTGATGTATCGAATTCCTTCCCAGTTACCGCACACTTCCCTTGTTGAGTGTACCCTAGTTGTAAGAGGAAAGAATGATCAATGTCTGAATCCCTTGGCAAACCCCTCATGGTGTGGTCTGCGGCTGCATTGATTGCTTTTCTTTGGTTGGTTATCTTTGCTACTTCGTCGTTTGTCTGGTAGAACATGATTGCCTCCTTGGTGGCTTTTCCTTAATTATACTCTAGTTGTCGGGTTACGTCAAGAAAACTTTAGAGATTATTTTCTTTTTCTGTGTTTACATCTCTTATCCTCTTGAGGCTCTTAGGTTTCTGCACGGAAAATTTCTTTGTTCCTAATTCTTTGTTTAGATAAATTACTCTATACCTTTGGTTGTTTTTGTACTTCATTGCGGTAGATCCGAGGCCCGCCCTGGATAATCTCTTGGAGAACACTCCCCTTGAGGAGACTTCTACCCCGGTTTCACTTGTGTATATTGATATGAGTTCTAGTAAACACACGGGGTGAGGGCCGGAGGTGATACCATTCAAGGCGGCCCACTCGTGTACCTTGAGGTTGACGTTGTTCTCCATCAATGCACGAATATGTAACAATGGTCGTAGGAGTGTGTCATAATTGTCATCATTGAGGTTATTTGCAACGTAGTCTAATTCATCAACGTTCTCCATCATGAATTGGATTTCTTTTCTTAGTCGGTCTATTTTCTTCATGGTTTCCCTCCTTTGGGTTATGCCTATATTGTATCATGATGGGCGCATTATTCCAAAGGGTTTTTATCCTAGGTATCTAAGTGACTAAGCCTTAGTCTCTCCGGCGCGAACCGGGTTTGTAAAAGTAGTACCTAGTTGTTATTTTATTTCTAAGTCTTTGAACCTAGGGTCTTTACTTCTTTCCACCCGGCTTGAGATGAATCCCCGCTTTTTCGTGTTTGGTTGTAACTTGCTGAGTTCTAAGTAGTTTGTCATCACGTAGTCATATTACCACTACATACACTACTATTTCTACCTACAAAATCAACTAGGTACTACCTAGTAAAGTTGGACCAAACGTGGAAAACGGGGGAGCGTTACTTTTGTCCGGTGGGATAAGGTAACCTACTAGTGTACCGTTACTTAGGTGCTGATATTGTACGAGATGAAAATAAACTCTAAAGTTTTCTTGACATAATCCGATAGATATTGTATATTGAAAGAAAGAGCAGGAGAGATCATCATGAAGTTCAAAGGAGTCAAAGAGTTTAGAGGGGGTGGCTGGTACACCTATACTAATAGTGGGGGAGCCACTGTCATTATATATACTGATGATTCCCAAGAGGCTTGCGCCAGTGCTTACGATAACTTTCTTAGGACTGTTAGACCGAAACACTGGGAATACAATATCAATGATGTCAAGTACTGCCACGACTTTGATAGGTTATGGGCTACAGTAGCCCTCGTCTGCTGTCCTCCAGTGAGAGACACAGCCGATAAAGTTATTGACAAGATTAAACAAATACAAAACAAAGAGGTTGGACAATGAATATATTTAAAGCTTTCTCACTAGTCACTATTCTTAGTGTCGGTAGCTTAGTAGCTGGAGACATAAACCCCCTAGAAATTTATGATATCCTAGGAGTAGATTACTCAGTAGAAGACAACCAAGTCAAGGAAGGAGCTAGGGGTATGGTGGCTGCCTACTATGTTAGAGAAGATAAGATTCGCATCTCTGCACAAGAAAAGGATGAAACAGATGCCCACTACTTAGCTACCGTCATCCATGAATTGGTTCATTACACTGGCTCGAGGAAGGATAGAGTTTTTCGTCCCCCTTACATAGACGTTATAAACGAAGAATTCATTGCTGAGTATACCACAGTCCTTCTTTCTAAGGTATTGTATAAGGGTGAGCACGCTTATCCGAAACAAGAGATGATCACGTACCTTTTAGGTCACAGCAAATGGCACGAACTTACAGAGAGGGAAAAGTTGGAGTCATACTACTACATTAGAGAGGCTTACAATTATTTAATCCACCAAATAAAAAAACTTGACATTGAAAATCGGCTTATGCTACAATAAAAATATAAAGCAAAAGGAGAGACACCATGAACTACCATCAGCTAAAGAAAGTCGCCAGCCTACTAGGGGTAAGGGTAGAGGAAAGTAGCGATGAAAACTCCCAATGGGAGGGGCTTTGTCTCTACTGGAAAGACAAGATTCTTGTCCGTGGCTCTCTCCCTGAATACCAGAAGATTCACGTGCTGCTTCATGAATTGGCTCACTACGTAGGTAAAGAGACAATCCTTAATAGATTTACCTTAGTTCATTACGGTGAACGTGAAATTTACAGGCTTGTAGAGGAGACCATAGCCGAAGCTGCTACTAATGTGTTACTGTTCCCTTACGTCGAAGAAGTCGATCCTGGTCCACTAAAGACCTTGACTGAAGCTTGTCTCGAAGAAGGTATCGAGTGGGAACTTGATGTTTTACCTGAGGTCGTTAGGATACTAGACTACCTAGCGCCCCATTTACAAGGAGTTGTAGAATGTTAATTTTTTTAGCTGATCCGAGTGATATCATTGAGGCTAGGAGACGTGTAAGACTGTCCCTAGAGTACCCAGGAGAATTAGATCTCCTCATAGAGATTCAAGACTTATCAGAGTTAGACACCGAGTACTTTTTTAAATCCGAAGGCGAAATCTTCGAAACTTATCTATAGGAGATATTATCATGACTTACTTTATAAATAGCTTAGACGATCTAGAAGACATGGTTCAAGAATGCCAAGAGACTGCGCTTCTCTTCCCTGAAATAGGTACTAGTGACGTACTCGTTGGCATGTTTCCTTCAAATGAGGAAGCTTATAAATTATCATATGCTATTGATTGTTACTATGGTAGGTATGAGAACATAACTACGGAACTTGAACACGCAGGTGAATACTACTTCGTTACTGTGAAGTACACCCTTACAGAAGAAGAGTTTCTTCATGCTGGGAAATCTTGGGAGGACTTCATTAAGGATTTTAGAGATGAGGGTTACTTGTTTTCTGATGGAGAGGGGAAAGATGTTGACTAAAGAGGTTTTTTAGGAGCGAATAGCCTCCACAACAACATTAATATGATTAGTAACTCAGAGGAGAAAATCACATGGGAAAAGGATTCGAGGGTCTATCTGATGACCAGAAAAAACAATTACTTTCGGAGATTGAATCAGGTTCCTGCGTCCAGGATGATAAACTTATACTTATTGAAAGCCAGAACTCCTACGTAGAGAAATTTGTTAGAAAGAATAAAATCAACATCCGCTTCGACGGATCTATAGACTGGAGAATTAACCCTGGTATCAGTAGGGAAGTCTTTATCACTAAAGTACAACAAGAATACCGTGTATTTACTGCAAAGTACAAGATAGCAAGTCCTAATAGGTTGAATAGGAATGACTTAATCAATCAATTAAAGGAGCTTCTTTATGATAACCGAGCAGATAAGCAACTCAGATTAGAGAACGCCTTGCGCTACAATGAGGACAATGATGGTGCTGAACTTACTAGGTTCGTAAAAGCCCTCTTTCCTATTGCCACTAAAAGTAAACTGAGGTTTGCGGAAGCGGTCATTAGATGTTTCATTTGGCAGGTAAAGAGAAAGATCGCCGGCCTACCTGTCGAACACCATATAATGACTGTGTTATATAGTAAGAAGCACGGTACCGGAAAGAGCGTTTCTATGGGCGAGCTTATAAAACCCTTGAAGGAATTCGTATTACATCTTCAACTTGATGTATTCCGTGATAGCTTCTTTCGTAAAGCCTTTAGTGAGAACTTCGTAGTTATCTTTGATGAACTTCAAGGAGCTGGGCGTACAGATATAGAGTCAATGAAAAACATTATCACTGCGGAGGACCTTAGTGCTAGGGGTATGAGAACCCAAGATGTTGATACCATAAAACAAAACTGCACCTTTGTAGGAACTACAAATAGACCCTTGGCAGATCTCATCTTTGATAACACTGGGATGCGTAGATTTGCAGAGTTAGAACTTGAGACAAAGGCTGACCTAGAGGTTATCACTGGGGAGCGGTGGATTAATGGTAATAGAATTAAAATTAAGAACCCTATAAACTTCCTAGACGTGTGGCGTAGTGTTCCAGAACATACTCTGAACCCTATTCTATCAATAAAAGAGGAGCTAGATGAACACCAAGAGGAACTAAGAACTCAGACAACAGTGGAGCAGTGGGTTGAAGAATTTGAACTTGGTATCGGCAAAGTGCCGAATAACTCTCAGGTACTGTTCAACCACTACAGGGATTGGATGGAGACACAACGAAAACAACCTGGCATGGTTGGTAAATTCATCAAAGAACTTAAATCACTAGGATTTAATGACGTGTCCACTTCTTCAAGTGGGAAAAAGAAAGTTACAATGCTGAATCTAAACAAAGATATATCAGGGCTAAAGACCCAGTAAGGAGTTAGACAATGTCCAGAGATTCAATCGTCGAGGTTATAGCGCACGCAAAGAGACTAGCCGCCTTCTATAACGAAGAGCGTTACACAAGTGTCCATGTAATGATGGCCCTGTTAGGCTCCCCTAACTTCAAAATTATCAAGGTACTAGCTACCCATAAAATAGATTTAGATACTATAACCACTCTTAATAATCTAAGCACGAGGAGTAATAGGAGTATATTTTCTCTTTTGTGTGAAACTCCCCACGCTGAGTTAGATGGTCTTTTAGGCAGTACTTTCCCAATGCAATCGTTAACTACTTTTGTGGCTAGCTTACTCAAACGGCCTACAAAGATAAGGAAAATGTTACTAGATATCGGCGTTGAAGTCGAAAAACTTATAATGGACATAAGTCGCCTAAATATCCAACTCCATACCGGAAAAGAAGAAAAAAATAAAACTCCTAACATGGATAAGTTTTGTGTTGACCTATCCGCCATGGCTACAGAAGGAAAGCTAGACCTACTAATTGGCAGAAAACGAGAAATAGAGCGAGTTACTCAGGTACTCAGCAGACGACGAAAGAACAACCCTGTTATCTTAGGAGAAGCAGGGGTGGGGAAATCCGCACTGGTGGAGGGTTTAGCTCTTTCTATCCACAACAAAGAAGTGCACTGTACTAAACTACACGACAAGAGGATCTATATTCTTGATATGAATCTCCTTGTAGCTGGTACGCAATATAGGGGTATGTTCGAGGAGAGGTTAACAGGTGTTGTTAAAGAGCTAGAGGATGATCCTAACGCTATCGCTTTTATTGATGAAGTGCATATGATTGTTCAGGCTGGATCGTGCGAGGGGGGCCAAGATGCTGCCAACATGCTTAAACCTGCGTTAGCTAGAGGTAAGCTACAAGTAATCGGAGCGACTACAAACTCAGAGTATGGCATTATAAAAAGAGATGCCGCTTTAGGACGTAGATTTCAACCCGTGGTACTTGATACGCTAAAGGATCGGGAGATTCTAGATATCCTCACAGGGATAAAACATCTATACGAAGACTACCACGGTGTGAAATATTCTGTTAAGGTACTGGAACACATCTTAAAACTGAGTAAAGATATCCAAGGTAGAAATGCCCCTGATGTACAAATCGATCTAATGGATGAGATAGGTTCTTCTATCTCCAAAGTTAGAGTTACTATTGCTGACGTAGATAAAGTCTTCGATCTGCAAGATACAGCTAATCAATCAAAGGTTAATAAACTAGGATTTTAACGCATCGAAGGAGGAAGCAAGATGTTAGATTTTTTGAATCATATATTCAACGAAGGTGAGAAGGTGTGCTTCTCTGAGGGCCCATTTAATACGACCCTTAGTGATCTAAAGGATGGTGAGTCTAAGCACTCCTACGTAACACTAAACCCCTTGAAGGAGGGTACGTCTCGCCTCGATGAGAATGTAAGTGAGTTTCGTAATTTCTTGGTGGAGTTCGATCATGTACCACTAAAGAAACAACTAGACATTGTAGCCAATGCCAACTTACCTTATACTACGAGGGTGTTTTCAGGAAATAAGTCCTACCACTTTGTTATATCCTTGGCTCAACCAACCGAGAGTAGAGAAGAGTATAATAGATTGGTTAGATGGATTTACGCCGCCGTCCCTCTGGCTGACCGAGCTTGTAAGAACCCCTCCAGGTTTACAAGGTTAGGTAATGGGACACATAGCAACAAGGAAGTACAACGTTACTTCGGTATACCAAAAAGGTGTACAAAAGCGGAACTCCTTGAATGGTTAAGCTCTCAGTGCGAAGAACCTGTGGTGAATATCAATGAAGAAAAACAAATGGCGGATGAGGATTTTCTTGCCATTCAAGCCACAGGGTATAGATCTGAGATGCATAGAGCCACAAAGGAGTTTTGTAAAACGGGGGGCCGTACTGGTTACCGGCATAGGAATATTTACATTGCTGCCTGTAACCTTAGGGATTGTTATTATACTTTAGAGGAAGCTAAGTTTTTATTACTTAAGAGGATACAAGAAATCTATGAAGAGCAAGGTAAATTGGACGAGGTGGAACTTAAGGAAAGAGCTGTCGTCGATGCCTACCAATGCCCGCCGAGATTAAAAAACAAGAATAACTGAGGAGTTTGATCATGGAAAGAAACTTAGATAGAGACATAAAATGGTTAGAAGAATCAGGGTGGGAACTCCTTGATTATGTACCCCTTAAGCTACTAGCCTTGATGGGTAAGGATAAAGAACGTATCTCTCTCCATAAAGGGATATTCTATGGTGGACGAAGTAAATTTGACAAGGAGATGAAAAATGAAAGTTAAGATTATAAACACTGGAAAATCTATAACTGAGGCAGAAAAGAAGATTCAAAACTTCTTGGACCAATTAAAAAATGCTGATGTTATGTCCTTAAGTGATACGGGTTTACGAGTAACCATTTTGTACGAGGAAAAAAAGATTGCTAAACCCTTGACCAAAAAAGCCGATACTGGTATCATAAGGGGTATAAGAACAAAGCAAGGTTCCAAAAACACTACTAAAAAATAAGGAGTAGTTATCATGAAAGAGGAAGAGAAGAAGATCCAACCCATGATGGTCGATGTTGTTACAGATGCTAGAATGTCACTCTGTAAAATTTGTGATACAGTAAACGCTATAGGCGAGACACTAACTTCTAGCGAAATCCTAGATTTAAAGGAGGACCTAGAACAATTGTCTATTGTGTTTATGATGTTATCTATGGATGCTGAGTTAAATATAAAAGAGGAAGAGCTGAAGAACCTAGAGGATATAGAGTAATGCACCCTTTGTTTGAGAAATATGGATTGACTCATCTTTCCATTAGCCAGATTAAAACCATCAAAAGAAGTCCATTCGTTTGGATTTGCGAGAAGGTGCTAGGTAGAGTCAGTCCTTCAACAGAGGCTACTGCCTTTGGTACCTTTGTTCATGAGAACTTTGAACGTTGGTCTATAGGGAAAATCGATGTGCCTACTGAGGTGTATATTTCCCCTCTAGTTGAGCCGTTCCATGTTGATACATGGGACGAGAAGGCGCTCAAGTTCTGGAAGGATTTTAAAGAGCAGTCGCCTGAGTGGCCTAAGGAAGAAGACTTAGAATGTGAGTTCACCATTGAACTAGATTCGAGGTTACCGCCTGTCCGAGGTATGATCGACGTTGTTATTAGAGACGGTGATATGCTTAATGTGCAGGATCACAAAACCATAGGTAACAAGAAGTTTGCACCTGCAACCCCTGAGGATTTAAGTAAGGATCCTCAACTTAATCTTTACGCCTATGCAATGTTAAAAGATGAAAAAATTATTAGATTACAACATAACCAATTGTTTAAGAAGATCAAAAGGAAACCAGTCAATGTCTTATCGGTAGATGTGACTCCGTCTGATGTAAAGAAAGCCGTCAAAGGTATCGTATCCGATGGCCTAGAAGCTATCAAGATACTGGAGCAGTATGACGAGCTAGGTATAGAGGGTTTTGCTCATGCTGTTGATAAGGAGTACCAAGACACTAGATGGGACTTTGGTGGATGCCCTCATTGGGGATTTCACCAAGATTGTTTAAAAAAACATAGACAAGGAAATATACTTGTTGCTACTATAGGAGAAGAGGGCATGCCTGTAAATCTACATGAGCTTGTTGGCACTGCTCGGGATTACTTTATTAAGGAAGGGTTGACTAAATTCGACCTGGCAGATGAAGTAGTCGCTGCCGTTATGAATCGACTAACAGACAAAGAGGTTAAGTCTGTTTTTATCAGAGATGGGGAATGCAACAGCTTGATTTATAATCAATTGCTTAATCAGATAGCCGAGAAAGGTATCGTCACTTTTAAGAAAATTATCTAAACCCTCAAGGAGGACGTTATGTCAGACCAAAAGAAATTCGTTAATTACTCACCTGTAGGCACATTTAAATTCCCACGCTTGAACAAGCCTGATGAGTTTAAGGGAAATAGTTTCTTTAAAACTACAGTAGTCTTAGACCCTGAAGATGATGCGGTCATCGAATTCATGGACAAACTAGATAGCCACGTATTCAAAGATATGAAGAAAACTGATTACAAACCAATTAAAATAAACGAGGAAGGTCAAATTGAGTTAGTCGTAAAAAGGAAGGCCGCCTTTGGTCCACCTAGATTCTTCGTTCCTACTGGAGAAAAAAGTAGTGAGGAGATCGAGAAAGCCCCTGGACTTATTTGGGGCGGTACTACTGGGAGTGTATCTTTCACTTCTTACAAGTATGAGGGTGGTGTTACCTTTGCTATGACAGGTGTCACTATCCATGATTTGGTAGAGCCTGCTCCTAGAGAAGAAGCCAAAGAAGAGAAGAAACCTAGTAGTAAAGGGAAGAAGAGCGCTAAGGATATTTTTAATAAATAGTTTATAAACCTAGGCCCCCTGCTTCAAGGGGGCTTATTCTAAGGAGAAGGCATGAACGCAGATACAAAAAAAGAATTGGTGGATAACCTACTTACCACTTTCCAAATCCTAGAAGATCCTAACACTATCTCGGCTTTGAATAGTGATGAAGCTCTAGGAACAACCAAAGGAATAATTGCTAGATTAGTCATGATGATCTCTAATACAAAAATAGAGGAGTAGTCTAGTGGAAATATTCGATCTTAATTTGAAAGAAGTTTTTCGTGCGGCCAGGTTGAAAAAAAACCAAGTTGCAAAGTTTCTTATCATACCAGATAAGCACTATCCTAATTACTGCAAGGATACTCATGAAGCTACTATGGAGTTCGCTAAGGCTTATAAACCTCATGGGCTTATATCTATTGGAGATTGGTTCGAAATGGGAGCTATGAGTCATTGGGAAGGTAACGCTAACTTTGAGTTACTTCGCCAGGAACTAGATGGTGGGGTTGATCTACTTAACGACCTAGCTAGAGCATGTGGGAAGAACCTAGTGTTCAAGGCTATTACATTAGGTAACCACGAGTTATGGTACAAGAGATTAATATCTAAGCAAGCGCCTGGGTTAAGGAAGTTCCTTAAACAATCCGGTATGGATATGCACTTTGGTAATGTATCCGGTCTCACTGAGGCGGGTTACGATGTCTTTGAATACAATGACGGATTAGAGATCGGAGATACTATTTTTACACATGGTATCTATGCCGGTGCACATCACGCCAAAAAACATGCTGAGGTTGTGGGAAAGAATGTTATCTACGGACACCTTGAGAGTCAACAGCTACATACCTCTATTACTGCTAGGGGTGTTACCCAAGGCATTAGCATAGGTACCCAGAGAGATGAGAAGGCTTGTTCTTTCATGAACGGTAGACCTTCTAACTGGGTAGCGGGTTTGGCCATGGTTGAGTTTAGATACGATGGTACGTCAACAGTGTACACACCTCGTATTACTGGAGGTCAGTTCTCCTTTAATGGTAAACTTTACGGAGGTATTAAATGAGTAAGATATACACGTTGGATTTAGAGACTGAGTTATTTAGCACTCTTGACGATTACCCTCCCCCTGTGGTTTTGTCTACATACGGGGAAGGTGAACATTATCTAAGTCTTAACATTGAGCAGGAGATGAAAAAACACTTCCTGGCTGGTGACACTTTAGTGTGGCACAATGCTGCCTTCGACATGGCTGTATTATACAAACACTTTCCTAAACTCAGGGCTTTGATCTTCGAGGCTTATGACAAGGGAAGAATAAGGTGTACACTGATTAGAGAATCTTTGTTGCACCTCTCAGTTGTCGGACACTTAAGAAACTCTAAATCCCTGGCAGCTTGTGTAATGCGTTACTTCGAGGTAGATATCAGTGAAAGCAAGACTGATGAAAATGCATGGAGGTTAAAGTATGGTGAGTTGATTGGTGTACCCTTGGAGGAGTGGCCAGAGGCTGCCTCTGAGTATGCCTTGTCTGATACTAAGCACGGAAGCGATATATATTATCGACAAGAAGCCCTGGCTAATACCGATGGGTATTGTTCCATAGGTACAGAGGACTTACAAACTTATTATGATTTTGTTTGTTCTCTTATGACTGATACTGGTTTCTTGATAGATACCGACTTTGTAAAAAACCTTAGGGTGGAACTACAAAGTAGGATGGAAGAACCTCTTGCTGCTCTAATCAAGGGTGGTTTTGCTACTGTGAATAAGAAAGGGAAAGTGTCGGTTGCTGAGAAGTCTCTCAAGGAGTACCTTAGTAGTACATACCCTTCCTTAATAACGTACTCGGAACCTAGCAAGACTTTCCCCGAGGGTCAAGTTAGCTTAGCCTCTGAGTCTTTACAAGAGTTCCCCTCTGACATAGTGTTAGATGCTTTGAAGGAGTACAAGAGTTGTGCTAAATTGCTATCTACTTATGTGCCTAATCTACTTCTTGGGCCTGTAATACATCCAGGGTTTAACGTACTGGTGGAGTCCGGTCGTACCAGTGGCCACGGTCACCGTGTTAAGGATAGACCTAACCGCAGACCTTCCGAGAATATCCAGAATCTACCTAAGATAGGGGGTATTCGGGAAGCTCATATTGCTAGACCTGGTAACGTTTTGGTAAGTATAGATTATAGTCATATTGAACTTGATTGCCTTGCTCAAGTAACGTATGAGCTATTCGGTTATAGTAAGATGCGAGATGCTATCAATGCTGGACAAGATCCACACAGTCAAATGGGTGTACAGTTGTTGAACCTGAAAGAAGGTGGGTCTTTGTCATACCAAGAATTCATCGAGGGGTTAAAAGGAAGCGACAAAAAATATAAACAAAATCGACAGAATGCAAAGGCTGCTAACTTCGGGTTTCCTGGAGGTTTAGGGGCTGCTAGAATGGTACAGTATGCTAAGGTATCTTATGGAATTAAGGATATGACTTTAGAAAAAGCTAGGGAGCTTAGGGAGGTGTTCTTACATACCTACCCAGAAGTTAAAGAACTCTTTTGCTGGTATACTATGCAGGAAGAATCTGATGGGTGGTCTTACTCTAGCTCTGGAAGATGGAGAGCTAAGTGTGGTTACTGTAGTGGATTGAATGGGTTAGGCCTACAATCTCGTAGTGCGGATGGAGCTAAGGTGGCAGGTATCAGATTAGCCAAAGCTTGTAAACTTGGTTCCTTGAAGGGATGTAAACTCTTGGGGTTTTGCCATGATGAATACATCTTAGAAATCCCTAATGATGCAAAGTTAGAGGAAAGAATTGACATTGCTATGACCGAGATGTTACAGGGCATGGCTGAGATTCTACCTGATGTTAAGATATCCTTAGAAGCTAGTGTTATGAGTAACTGGACTAAAGATGGCCCCTTCTTACTAGAGATGAGTAAATCTATTGAGCCTAGGGGGTTGTGTCGTGGAAAGTAGAATTATTGCATTTGACCCAGGACTGTTAAAGGTGGGTATAGCTGTCGTGGATTTCTACGAAGATGGTATCTTTGTTGAGCACGTCGGAGTTGTTAAACCAGCATGGCAAGCAGTAGCTAAATCCTTGGATAAGGTACACGCTATGATAGGTGGTTTAGAACAATGCAAAAAAGACTTCCCCTTAATGTTCAAAGGTGGTAAACTGATTGTAGAGGCACAAGAGAGTTACCCGAGAAGAGCAGGTAAACCAGGAGCTAATGCCAACGTACTTATAAGGATGGGTAAAGTCAGCGGAGCTTTCTACGCCATGGTAGATGCAGAAGAAAAACTCTTTGTTCTACCTAAGACTTGGACCCAATCCCGTAGTAAGGAGCAGAACCACCCAAGGATCTTCGAGAGACTTGAGAATAAAGATCCCTGTGACTGGCCATGGATAACAAAGACCACGGCTAGTAATTATGAGCATGCTATCGATGCGGTAGGAATGGCTTTATGGATGTACGATCAAACAAAGGAAGGAGAAGAACAATGAGTAAATGCACCTTTTGTAAACTACCAAGCACAAGAAAAAGGATGGTAAAAGTTGACGGGGAAATACTGGAACTACCTGTATGTGAGGATCATTTCTATGGTAGTGCTGTCAAAGATCCCGAACCCCTAAATTGGTTTTATAAATTTTCTAATATTCTGGCCGGATGGTTAAACATTGATAACAACAATAAAGGAGAATAAGCATGGACAAATGTCTTTTATGTAATAGCAAGAAGAACATCACTAGCATTATTATTGTGGATAGCGGTAAGAATCTACACCTCTCTATTTGTTCCAAGTGTAAGGTAAAGTTTAACGGTTCGTCTATTTCTATTGCGGCTAGTAATCTGCAACCGCGAGGTACGTGCCCCAAGGTTTCAAATACCTTGGCTGATATAAAACCTTGTGCCCTTTGTCATAAACGTAGAGGACTCAACGAAGTTCTTCTAATGGCTGGAGGTCAATGCCTTTACGTCCCTTCTTGTTTAGAATGTAAAACAAAATTCAGTGGTACATCTTTCCTACTACATGAGGAAGCCCAACCAAGGAGTTGGTTCAAAGATAAATTAGAAGTCCTAGTGGAATTGCTAGGAATTAACAACAACCCAGGAGAATGATCATGGAAGATCTATTGATAATTTTATCAGACAATATTTTACTTATAGCAGGTTTAGGCTTTGCGGGGGCGTTACTTGTACTCAAGATGTTAGCAGCAAAGACAGCTAACAAAATTGATGATGGGCTTATCGTCCAGATAGAAGCTAACAAAATTACCCTTATCGCAAGGATAGCTAAGTATCTTAAAGCTCGTATTAACAAGAAGTAACAACTTGGCCCTCTGCAAAGGGGGCCGTTTCTAAGGGATTTATATGCACAAGACAATCGTTATTCTTTCAGGAAAAGCAGGGTCTGGTAAAGATACTTTTTGTAATTTGATGGGTCCTAATTGGGAAAGGATTGCAATCGCTGATTCCCTCAAGGAGGTTGCTGCTGAGGAGTCCGGCCTTGATATAGAGTCCTTTCACGCCGTTGGTTTGAAGGACGCTGTTCTACTTATCTGTGGTAAACATCAAACACCTAGGGATCTACTACTAACTATAGGCAAGGAGCGTAGAGACTTAGACGAAGATTATTGGGTTAATATGGTTATAGATAAGATCCATAAATCTAATAAGGAATATTTTGTGATAACAGATTGGAGGTTCCCTAACGAGTGCGTTACTATCAAGGAAGCCTTCGAAGGAAGTAATATACGAACAGTGCGGATTGAAGGAAGAACTAGTTTAGAATCTAACCATGAATCTGAGTGTGCACTAGATGACATGGATTTCGGTTCTATAATTAATAACAATTCTACCTTAGAAGCTTTGAAAGAGAAGGCTAGACTACTAGGGGCCGTTATGCGCGAGGAGAGTGCTGTTGAAAGTGTCTACTTGGAGCTAAGGCCTAAAGCTAGAAACCTTTGTAGAAAGCACGTTAGAAACTCGTCGGATCTCTTCGATGCAACTCAAGACGCTTTGTTGAATGTGCTTGCTTTGTTGGAAGAGAGATTTGATTTTACTAGTAGCTTGTGGACCTTTGCCTATAAGTGTATCTATTATAACGTCATGAATTTTAGACGTAGAAGCGAGACTTTCGCTAGAACATTCTATTTCTCTGAAGAGGGTACTAATGATCTAGAGGATATAAACCGTAAACCGCCCAAGGCTAAGATGCTGGGTAAGTATATCGATGAAGCATTGGGTACTGTATCCGCTCTTGATCGTAGATTGTTCAAACTCAGACACGCAGGATATAAGCATAAAGAAATTGGTAAGCTCTTAGGAATTACCGATAACTATTCCCGAAAAAGATTCTTTGGGATTAATAGGAAACTTCGTCGTATACTGAAAGACCTATATTTAGATCTCATCTAGTACGCTAAGTAAAAATATAAGTATGCCGTGGGTAGTCTCAGACTCTGAGATTGCCCATTTTAGTAAGCAAAATATTGCCGCCTTCTTTAAAATTCTTTCAACTCTTCCCACCGCTGCTACAGCTCCCGTAATACCTCAGCCCGTAATTCTTTATTTTGTTTATCAATCTCTTTTAAAATCTGTTGTACATCCCTCTTGGGAATTAGATTTGGGTCTATCTCACCCGTGGTCGTTAATTTATTTACTTCGTTAAACTTCTGAGCGTGGCTAAGTGCGGAATTGTTCATCACTCTACCGGCGTGCGCTTTTCGTTCTTGCTCGTCGCTAACTATATTGTCTTCGTCTATGGATTGGTATAACTGGCGTGCTACTAGGGCGGAATCTCTTTGTAGTTGAGCAGCCTTCCTAGCTACTGGCCCCACTGTACGAGTTACCGCCGCGGCTCCTTTTACACCTGCTTCGGCTGTACCACCTGCTATCTTAGCTGCACCTTTTGTTATTGCTCCTAATACACCCTCTTGTTCGAATACCCCTGATAGCTGTTCGGAAAGAGGTGATGCTTGGAATGCTCCCTCTTCGAAATTTGCTAAGGCTGCTGCATCGCCTAAGGTGTTCTTTACTACTGCAGTGTCACCGAATGCATCGTTTAGTTCTGCGAAGTTCTTTACATCATGGCTTTCTAGTTCTGCTCTTAGTTGAGGTGACCTTGTTGCTGCGTCGTCTATCTTGTCTTCTAAGGCTACTTTTATCTTGGTGCGAACTCCCATCAAGGTTTTCATCTGGGCTTTCTTTATTGATTTTAGGTTTTGTCCGGTCTTGATTAGTCCGTCTAGCTCTTGCTTGATTCCTTGTAGGTCAGTGGCCTTTAAATGTCTATTCTTTAACAAGTCTGTTACATTGTCGATCGAAGTAATAAACTCATCCGATGTAGAACCCTTGCGTATATCCTTTGCGGTTTTACGTAATATCTGTAGGCCCACGGTATCAGAACCAAAGTCGACTCCTGCTTCGTCTGCTAGTTTTGTTACGTTGCTAATAGATTTACCTAAGGTGTCCGCCTCTTGTCCGACTACTTCAAAGAGGTCTCTCTTGTCCATGTTCTGAAAAGCTTTGCGGTCCGTTGTTATTACACCTCGTTTCTGTAAGCCTTCAACGCCTCTCTCTAGGTTTTTGTTTAGCCTTGGATCGAATGCTTTCTTTGTGCTCGCCTTTGCTGCGTTTCTTAAGTCTGCCGCTACCGCCTTTGGGCGTATGATGTTTGATGCTATGTCTTTGAGTTTTCCGCCTAGTCTGGTTCTACCTATGGCTCCGCCTGCTGCTCCTAGTCCTCTTGATATTGCTTCACCACCGACGCCTGTTGCTCCACCTATGGCACTACCTAGAATAACATCTTGAGCTAATCCACCAACGTCGCCCTTGGTGAGGTCTGCTTCAGATGATCCTGCTGCTGCTAGCCCTCCAAGGCCTGCTCCTAGTTTTACCGCTCCTGCGAATCCTTTGCCTGCCAGACCTGCTCCGCCGGTTAATGCCCCTGATGCTATGGCTCCACCTGCTTGGCCAGCTAAGAAAGTCTTGGGGAATGCTTCGGATGCTGCCGCATCGGCTGCCCTGGCTTTCTCTACTCTGTCTCTGTACTCACCTATGAAGTTACCGAATTCCAGGTCACCGTTAACGAAGTTAGATACTGTATCGGAAAGAGATGATATTGATGCTCCTGCTCCGGCGGATAGTTCGTCAGCGAAACCAAAAGAAGCTCCTTGAACTAAACCCCTGCCAGCCGCTTCTAACTGAGAGGGTTTTGCTGCCTCTCTGCGTGCTAATTCTCTGCGTGCTAATTCTTTGTTTGCTTGCTGTTGTGGTGTTGCCATTACTCCCCCTCTACGATTCTTTTAAGTTCTTCGTCACTCATTTCGGAGAAATCCACCGTTGGTGCTGTAGTAGTCTCCTCTTGTTCTACTCTCGTTACTGGTGCTTGCTCTCCTAGTAAGTCATGAATGTCTTGTATTGCTTGTTTCCCAGCCTCTGCCTGTAAACCTGCTATTGCTACCGCTCTGTTAGCTTTCTTCTGAGCTACAACTAATGGTGTATCACCTGGTTGAGGAAAGTATTGCTGTCCACCGCTTTCGAATTCTGTGTCTGAGATGGCTGCTCCTGATTCCCTACGTAGTAAAGCGTTGATGAAGTTACGTTGCGCTTGCTCATATGATTGTCTCTGCTCGGTCTTTAGGCGGTTGATTAAGAAGCCTTCTCCTTCTATGGGGCTGAACCCTTCTTTTTCTAGTACACCGAAGATGTCTTCGGACCCTGCCATTCTAACGGAAAAGGTTGCTGCTTTCCTTTGGTCGCCTGAGATTTTTAGGTTCTTGGCTTCTGGTGATTTACCTTCTGCTATGGCTCTTACCTTCTCATCGAATTTAAGTATAGCGTCTTTAGTAATGATTTTTTGTTGTTTGGCTTTTTCTATGGCTGATACGTTGGATAATTTTAACCCCTTGTTTCTTAATTCATTTTGTAAAGAAGATTCTCTCGCTGCCTCTTGGGCTAATTCAATACTTGAGACCTTGCCTTTCTGGTTTAGGAATTGGGTCCTTATTGCTAGTTTATCCTTGGCTAGGTCTATGCCTCGTGCCTCTAGGTTTTCCAACTCTGCTTTGTTTTCTGATTGCCTTGATAGTTGCTGATTGGAAATAGTTTCTACTGCCTTCCCAGCCGCGGCCAAGCCTCTGCCTAGGTCACCTCTTGCAGCTCCTATAATTATAGGCAATATCGCTGCCATCCCTAAGGCGATTTTTTCGCCTTTAGAGAATCCCTTTCCTGCAACTATCTTCTCTTGTAATTTTAATTGACGTGCGTTGTTCCTGTCTATCTGACCAGCGAAAATGTCTTGTACGTCTTTGAAGTCTCTTTCTACGTCTGCGTTTATTGCCTTGACATTTACACCTAAGGTTTTTGCTACGTCAGGTAGGATCTGTTTTAAAACTTCAGGGTCTTGGCCTATTCTAGCTAAGTCAGCTACTTGTGCTGTAGTGGTGGCTTGGTCTAAGTCTTGAGCGTCTTGGGCTTCTTCTTGTTGGTGTAATTGAGTTAGTTGGTCCGCTTCTTGTCTCTGCGATTGAGCTAGTTGACTTGATTCATCTGCTGCTTGCTTTGCTATCTGGGCGTTCTGTTCAAACCTGTCTGCTTCATCTACTGATTGAAGGGCTTCTTGTGATTCTTGTTCTCTCTTGGAGTTCTTAACGAGGTTTTGATCTGTGAGATTTTTTACTGCTAAAAGGGCAGCGTCTGCATTAGTTTGAACTTCAGCCGGAGGAAGGGCTTGATTCGCTTGACGTTGTCGACGCTGCTTCGAAAGGTTTTTCTCTTGTTCTATCTTACTTAGTAGGCTTTCATTGCCATCCCCGAAAAAAGGCGTATTCATAAAAAGCTGCTCCTTATTAGTTAGTTAATGTCTTAGGAGAAGCAACTTGCTCCACTAAATTTAATTTCAGGAGGGTTTTCCCTAGTAGGTTACAGGCGGGTTCGAATACCTTCACCATTAGTTTTCCGAGGAAAGAGCCTCTCTTAGAAACACCTACCTTGTAGGACATTTCAGTTGCCCAAGCTTTCACAAAAGGCAAGGCTAGGTAAGCTAATAACTTTGAGGTTTTACATTTGTTCGCTAGAGGTTTCGCCCATACCCAGTAACCGATCTTTGTTTCAATTGGCACGGTTCTTGCATAGATTAGATCTCCCTTTAGTATCTCGTCGGAGATTAGACCTTGTCGGTGTAGCTCTGTACATAATACCTTGCCTGAACTTGGTGCTGGTTTGTTTGCTTCGGCTCGAGAAATCTCGTTGGCTTCGGCTTGTTGCGCGAGTTGTGCTCTAAACTGAGCCGTTGCGAAGACTTCTTGCCCTGCTGCTGCTTGATCGATCGTCCCTTGTTGCGCTCTAGCTTCTGTGATCTGTAATCGCCCTAGGCGTTCTTGTAAAGCTCTTTGGGTGTTTGTATCTGCTCTTGATGCTTCGTCGGCCCTGGCTGATAGAAGAGTGTTCTCCTTTGCGCTTAAAGCTTGTGATTGTCTAGTTACGCGGTCGCCCTGTAATCCCTCAAGTGCGCTCTCTGCTCCGGTTACTCTGGATAATCTCGCTTGAGCTAGTTGACCTTGTAGTTGAGATTCTGCGAGGTTTGCTCCGCCTAGAGTTCTAAGTTGATTTTGTATATTGATTCCTCCGCGTACGCCTTGAGAACCTAAGTCCCCTCGTAGTTGACGGAGAGAGGTTTGAGTTTGTACATCCTGGGCGCGACGTGCAGCTTCTTCGATTTGTTGAAAGGCAGGGTCTTTGCCGCCTGTGTCTATAGTTGCTTGTCGTCTGGCGATGGATGCATCGAAGTCTTGTGCCCCTGCTTGTAGCTGGGCGTTTCTTGCTTCTAGGAGGTCAGCTATTTCTTTGGAACGGCCTTCTTCTACTCTACCTAGTGTTCCTTCTCCGAATACTTCTTGAGCTTGGGGTTGAGCGGCTAGCCTGTCTAAGTCTTGTTGTCGACGTATGTCGGCAAACCTTTTATCTGCTGCTTTCTGTAATTCCGCATCTGTTGGGAATAGGTTATCTGGTGATGACATTGTTGTTGTTTCCTCTTGGTGAACTCATTTGAAATATATTACTTTTACTGTTGCTGCTGAAGAACCTACGTTCTTTAGGTAGACAAAATTATTAGTCCACTCTGTATCGCCATCAACAATTCCAGGGTCACCAGTGTGTTTAACGACCAGTCTACCGCCAGGAGTGTTCGAGAGAGGGTTTCTAATTTCGGCTTCTGTGCCCGCGCTAATTGTTCCTTCATAAGTGAAAGACTCCATATTTTCTTCGAGATCAATACGAAAGAGTCCATCCACTAGATTTTTTAAATCATAGAACAAGGATTGAGTTATGTAACCCGTAAGGGATTGGCCTTCATTAAATGGCTTTATCTCTCTGAATTTCATTTGTTTACCTTCGTACTTTTTCTTCTTTATTAATGTGTTCAGCCTTTTATTGTGTTACCCTGAGGGGCTGCGTATTCGAGTTCATACCCTGTAAATAATACATTGGTGTTGTACTCTTCGTTGGCAAGAACTACTCGTAAAGAGCGCGCTTGGCCTCGACGTAACTTAGACTTAAAGGAAGATTTGTGTTCCCCTCCCCATGGAAATGAGTCCCAAGATTTAGAGTCCCAGGAGGCTCCCTTGCTAGGGAAGCTGAAAGATAATGAGCTATGTGTTGCGTGTTCTTTGTAGTCTATCTCAGTAGTAGTTGTTGCAACGAATGCTTTTAATGGTGGTAGTGTGTCTATATCTGCTAATGAGTAGAGTTTCAATCTTAGAAATTTCTTTGCTGTCACTGGGCTACCTGCTGATTCCCAACCTGTACCATACTCGAAATCTACAGTGTCTAGCTGGTCAGCGTAGTCGTGAACCTCGCCGTCGTTGTGCTGTCTCCATACTCTTAGGTTGACTGCTAAATCATCTGATCTTACTTCCCTAGAACTAAACCATAGTTTGTCGTCGGCATAAGCTAACCCAGTAGAAGCATTCACACCAGTCCACTTTGCCCATGAATCACGATCATAGCTGTATACTAGATTCAGGGATGAACTGTTGGCGTAGAGTTCTCCACTTAAGGTTTCCTCCGCTGGTATATAGAGAATGTACTGTTTGTCTTGTACGTGGTGAATTGCTACTGCTCTGGTGAATCTTAGGATTTCTTCGTCTATGATTCTCTTTGTAGTCAATGACTTAGTTACAGGGCCTGAAATAAGTTTAGGTATCCCCGCCCCTACCATGGTATAAACTCCACGGTCGCCTAAAAAGAAAAGTACGCCATTAATAGGCACTACGGTTTTGTGGGATTTACATCCTATGCCGCCACTGCTTATCTGGGTTACGCTTATTGTATCTCTCGCTAAGTCTCCTACCATTAGGTATACACTTTTTTCCCTGAATATTATGAGGGAGTCGCTAGATTGGGCTAAGGCTGTTATGACACCACCGTCGTCCGATTCAACAGAGAAACTGTTTAAAGCTGGGAAGTTTGTGGGGGCATCTGGTTCACTATAATAAGCTATGTTGGGATCCGATACCTTGTTCCCTAGTAGTAGGTAATTATCGAAGGTTGTGATGAACTTCGTTGTTGGCGGTTCGGCTGGTGTCCTTAATGGCTCAAGAAATCTAGCTCCTAGGCTTGCGTCTGCTGTATTGTCGGTGTAAGTTTGGGTAGCATTAAAAGGATCATTGTTTATTTGTGCTACTAATGAATAAGTGGTACCGCTGGATATAGTCCTGTAGAGGTCTAGAGATATACCCGTTGAGATTCTTACTCCGTTAACTAACCCTATGGTAACGCTAGACGTTACGGTCACCGTTGAAGTAGTTGTTGCCGTAACTCTATACTCTGCGTAAGCATTGGTAGCCGCGTCACTATTGAATAGTCTTATCTTGTCATCTGCTTCTATTGTGTGGTTTCCGCTTCCCCCATCGTCTATAACCAAAGTAACAGCTCCGCTAACAGAAGCGGCACTTTGAGCACCGTCAGCGTGGCCCCCTCTTGCGTCGAATCCATTGCCTTCCTCCACGTTTGTTATAGTTATGATGTTCTGCTTAGATGCTACGGAAATAGATGTACTTGCGCTTCCTATCGCTCCGTAATGAGTTTGTCCGTTGCGGTCTTTAAACCATGGTTGTACTTTATAAAGGTAATCCCCTGCTAGAACTCCTGCACCCGCTGAGGTTACTGTAGGTTTTGTCCCTGCTTCCATGCCTGCACGAAAGAGTGAATTGCCGTCATACTGTTGTAAAGGATCCAACCCAGTGGTGAAATAAATAGATCTGTTGAAACGGGCTGTGTCTATATGGAAAGCGTCTTGGCTTGTTTTGAAATCTGCGAAACCTAGTGAAAACCCTGAAGCAGAGTCACCATTTACCTCTTCTGCATAGTAATAAGTTAATTCCAAAGTCTCGCCAGCTAACATAGTTTCACCGGATAGTAGCTCTAAGAAGGGGGCTGGTGTCGTGGTTTCGTCAGTGGCAGCAGCAGAGATATAAGCATTCGAGGCTAATTGTGTTATAAGTGTTGCGATGGTGGGTCCTGTTAATTCCACTTCGTCCGCTAGATAATAATCCGTTGTTGCTCCCGATGCTGTTAAGTCGCCTCCACTGTCGTAAAGAGGAATTGCTTCTACTGTAAGATGGTATCCTCTGGATAGAGGGTCTCCCCATGGGAAGCCTCCCCAACCTACTTGTCCCCAACCTAATGTAGATTCGTTCTGAGTATTTACACCGAACACGGCTATAGATACATCTTGGAGAGAGTTATTTGTTAAAGTCAGCACGGCGGTTTTCATTCTGCTTATGGTGTCCGATATGATCAATATTTCTTTGGTGACTGCGCCTGTGTCGGGGTCTATGTTGTCAAAACCCTCTATGCCGTAACCACCTACGTCTTTATCAAATATCTTGTACCCTCTTCTCTTGGCTAAAGAACCATCGTCCATAAAGTGGACATTGTTAGCCTCGGTAGCAAAACGCACATCCCTAGAGATGTCATCTACTATCTCGTTCAAACCTAGGAATGAAGAGTACTGCTTTTTTATGCCGTGTGTTACTGCCATTATATAACCCAATCTTGATCAATAAGTAATTCGATGGGATCTTCTGTTACCTCTTTGAAAGCCGCTACTATCTCAGATAACATCGCCGCAAGTTCTCGCTCCTGGTCTTTAGAGTCAACCATTGAGTCGGTTTTGAGTACTTTCCACGCCGCATATGCAATTAAATATCTTTCGCATGTGTCGGGTAGATCAGCAACAGTAGTAGCTTGAGAGCCTCCTACCAAGTAATCTCCTGCGGTAATAGATTCGGAAGCAGAAAGAGCGTGTTCTTCTTCAAGGGTTACCTGTTGATTTACACTGTCGTAAGTGCTAACAGGTAATCCGGCCGCTTGTATTACGCCTTTCTTGTTGACTACCGTTAGTTCGTCAAATTGAGTAATGTAGTCTTCTGCTAGAGCTGGTAAACCTGCATCCTGAGTTTTTGTAGGTGACGCATTTAAACTAATTATAGTTGTATCTGTTCCACTGGTTGTAACACTGGAAACTTGGCCTATGCGGAAACCTAGAGAAGGTAATTTCTTTTGATACGTTAGTCTAATTCCGTCAGTCCACGCCCTGGAAGGTGTGGGTTGTATAGCTATTTGGTCCCCTATCTTTATGTAAAAACTAGGTATTTCCGAAGTTACATTAGGCAACCTTGATTTTATAGACTTATGCCTTAGGTTCGTGTAGTCCGATGTTTGGTTAGAGAACTTAGCTTCAATATTTAATATGCGTCCGTTTAAGTACAGATCCGAAGGTAGATTATATAACTCTTGTCCAGCCACTAGATCCATTGTAGAAGTCTTTATAAAGATCTTTGGGTGTACTTCGCTGATACGTGCTTTGATGTTATCTTGTGCTTCGTTTAAAAACTCAGATATCTCCTGCGTAGTTATTCCTAGAGGGTCAACTTGATCGTTGTTGAATTCCTCGTTGTCTGTAGCGCGACGAACTTGCTTTATAAGCCTCTCAACCCTTCTCATTACTTTATCCTTAGGTTTTGTCGGAATGCTCCAATGATTCTATCTAATGCTTCGACGCGTTGTCTAGATGTACTCTCTTGCGTGCTAAGTTGTTGTTGACCTGCTTGCTGTACTCTGCCGGCTGCTTGCTCTTGCTGACGTGCTGCGATTTCTCTATCTTGTCTCTGTTTCTGAGCTGCTGCGTTGTCTTTAGATCTGCCTAAAAATGCTGATCCTAGATTTGCCAAAACTCCGCCGGCTGCTGCTACCCCTGCTGCGGTGAAAAAGGTTGGTGCTATTCTCATAATGTTAACTGTCCGTTTGAATGGTTGCGGTGAATCCATCACCGAATCTTATTTTTAAATCTCCGTCGGCTGTGTCAACGTATATTTGTGCCTGACCTGATGTTGAGGTTGGTGCTGTTACCCCGTCTGTTAGGATTAAATGGGGCATCACTACGGCGGTACCGGCCTCTACTAGATCAGAAGCGTTAACTTTCAACATGTTTACGCGGCCAGTAGTCGCGAAATCTAGTGCATCGATGAAAGTGTCGTTGATTATGTTCAACTTTGCCGTGGTGACGCTTAATGATTCTAAACCGTCCGCGTCTAAGGGTAACCCTTTATCACTACCTGTATGATCGTGGGCTGATATTCTAGCCCATAGAGGTTCGAAGGTTACAGTAAAGTCGACCGCGCCTTTGATCGGGTAGGTGAAGTTTAATCCACCTGTTGTAGTCTTGGTATCACTCATTACTTAAACCTATGGTTTTGGATGGTCTAATTTTACTTGTCTGATGTGGTTCGCCCACTCTCCGTCTTTGGAAAGAGTTCCTGATACATCTAACTCGTGGAAAAGCGTATCTAGTTGGTCCCCAATGGGATTGTAATCCACTTTCCGTAATGAGATGTATTCTGTTGCTGCGGCAATGGCTTGAGCTGCTAAATAAGAAGCTACTTCTTCTTGAGTGAATTCTACTATTTGGTTGTTTACTATTTTATGCATGTTTTTCCCTTTTTTTACTCTTGACCTACGTCTTCGCCAATGCTTAGGCTGGTCTCTTGTTTTTAGCCTCTCAGCTATTTGCCCTAGTATTAGAGGTGTTACCTGAAACATAGTCTTAATTCCTTCCGTATAGGTATATTGTTCCTGTGCTGGTAATGGTGCCTGCAAGTACTTTTACTCCTATATGACCTACTAAACCGTTTGCGAAACCTGTTACGTTAGTCATGAAGTTAGCAACTGCTAATCCCCCCTCGAAGGCGCATCTATTGGTTGACGTTCCTACTGGAATTCTTACCGTAAGGAATCCCCATCTGGGACCTGCATTAGAATTGCCCTCCATCTCGATATTGGCGGTTGCGGTCACTCCAGAGATTGCGTCTGATCCATCATAAGCGTTTAAAATAGAAGAGGAAGCAGAGGTCTCTAAATAAAATACTAACTTGGTGCTTACACTTGGGTCTATTTCTTCAACAAAAAGCGTATACTCACTATGAGTTGTATCATAAGAAGTTAAATCGAATTCTATTGCTGTAGGGGAGGTTGAAGGAGAAGTTGAGTCTAGTAACTCCCAATCTTGAGAAACAAACGTCGCTGAACTGACTCCATCGGTGATTAAAGCTTGTCCTGCGGTACCCACTCCGTTTTCAATGAATACGCCGCTATCGCCTAGTTTTACTCTACCAGTGCCGTTAGTGTTTAGGAGTATGTCGCCGCCTGAAGTAGTGGTTTTTATTGCGCCTGCTTTAATGTCTAAGTCGTCGCCTAGCGTTACTAGACCCTCTAGATTAGAAGCGGCGCTTGCTGTGAAAGCTCCTGCGATGGTTGTCGCTGCTGAAAGAGTTGTGATCCCTGAGACTTGTAAGGTTGATTCTAAGTTAGCTGCTGCAGAGAGGGTTGTAATTCCTGAAACGTTTAGTGTGGATTCTAAGTTGGCGGCTGCTGATAAGGTTGTTACCCCTGAGACCTGTAAGGTTGATTCTAAGTTAGCTGCTGCTGATAAGGTTGTTACCCCTGAGACTGTCAGGGTATCGTCGAAATTTGCTGCACTGGCTACGGATAGAGTGCTACCTGCTGATATAGTGCCGGCTATGTCTAAGACTGTTAGGGATGCCCCTAGTTCTATCCCGTCAGCTGTGGTAGCTCGGATTAGGTTTATGGTTCCAGTGCCAGCAAAATCGGTAGCTTGTAACCACCCTGCGTTGGCTGCTAAAAATGCTCTGTCGGAGATGGCTAAGCCTACGTCGGATGAGTCTCGGTTGTGGGAGTGTGCAGAGAGTGAATTAAATGTGTTGGCCATTACTGTGTCCCAATTCTCTGTACTTCTGTTCGGGTACTGAAAATTTAGACCGCCTGTAGTGGTGGTAAATCCTGCCATTTGCTTAGACTCCTTTGTAATTGCCTACACAGTTAATGTAGGTAAAGGGTGGAATAGTTACTAAAAAGTCCACTGTTTTAATAGATGGGTACAGTGGGAAACCAGCCTTCGCTACCTACTGGTAGGATGGCTATACTGATGGTTTTTCAGATCCTAAAATTAAGACTGTAAAGTCATCTCCAGCTGTACTAGTTTCAACAGTGAACCCAGATGCTGTAGGTATAGCTGAAAGAGCTGGTCCTACTGCCTGAGCGCCTATTGGTGTTAGGCAAACAACTGGTGCTTCTGTGAAGTCCTTAGTGAATGTAAAAATAATATCTGCTGCTGATCGTCTAGCTAGTAGATTGGGTGTGTTGCTGGATAGACCAGTAGCTACCGCTGTTGCTGCGCTTACTACTACTGATGCGTCTACGTTACAAGCTTCTAGACGTATCTTACGTCTTTCGATCTCTACTTGTCTTCTGTTACCAAATGCCATGTTATAAACTCCTTATGTTTATACCGAGGGACTTACGCCTATTATTAGCAGCCCTCGAAGGTTAAATTGTGACTATGTAGCCAAGTTGTAAATGTTTGCTTGGAACGCAGGTTTAATAACTACCTGAAGGTATCCGCCGTAGCGAGCTTCATAGCCGTCGCTGTCTGCTTGGCGTAGTATTACCGTACCGTCTTCGTCGAACCATCCGAACCCTGGACGATGCATAATTTCCATGAAATTATCGTTGAGTAGGAATAGTTGATCATCTGGGCAGAACCTGCTAATTAGTAGAGGTATTCTTGCTGGTCCAGCTTGTAGGTCAATAGCTTTGTAGCCAATGCGTCCAACAAGTTCTTTGTCCCTTGGAGATACATCAATGTATTTGATATCTTCAAGTTGGTTTTGGATTTTAGTGTACTGAGTGTAAGAAGTCAAGCAAAGGTTAGGGTATTTACCTACTTTGCGGTGTACTTGTAACACAACCTTGTTCAAGAGGTCCGCACTGATTTCAGCATCACCAGCATCTTCACGGTAAGATCTCCATCTACGTTCGGTGGCTAGATTAATATCGTAAACAGTACCTGTCGAAGTTGCTACGGTTCCGGAAAGCCCTAGAGGATCATTGTCCTTAGATCCTTGCATGTATATGATAGTAGCCGATGAAGCACTAATTGCAGGTGTTCCGGAAATAGTGACTAGGCTAACTCTCTTGTTATCAGGGTCTACCGCTGTTACTTCTAGTAATGCAGTGCCAGCACCAATGTTCACGTAATCATCTTCTTCGAAATTAGCTTCAAGCCAAGTTGCGTCAGAGATTAAGCAAACGAAAGGGTCTCCTGTAGATCCTGTCCCTGTGTTAGTACCGTCCATTGTTCCCAATGCCCCCGTTCCATCGCCGAATAGAATACGTTCCATATTTCTCGCGAAAGATTCTACGGTGTTTTTGATAGATTCTTGTAGTAAACGAACAAATGCACCTTTGTCATCTTTGGAAGCCATCATTGATTCACGATCAATTAACATTCTAGCGTAGACTTTTTTAGGTGTTACTGTCATTTGTAGATAAGTCTTCGAGTTAGCAGTCGGTAAAGAACCTGATCCTACTGAACCACCAAAGCCTTTAGGCATCGTTGTTTTTATGTTTGTACCAGTGAAGTCGTGTGCCTTCTTCATCCTGGCTAGTAATACGTTTTCAGAGTTGTAAATCTTCTCTGAGAGTTTGCCATATACAGTCTTAAAGAGCTGGTTTACGGATGATAGGTTATAAGATGTCATTTTATGTTTCTCCTGTTATTCGCCGAGTAAATCGAGCGGGTTGATGTTTTCGAGGTCTTCGAAAGTTAAAACGCCTTTAGCTACTTCCTCTGAAGTAGTCTTGGCAGCCCCTTTTTTACGAGGCTTCGTTGCTTTAGAGTCTTTGTTTACACGTTCAGAAAGAGCATAAACAAACGCTTTTTCGGCTCGTGCTTTCAATTCTTCTTTTGCTATCCCTGGGTTGTTTGCTTGCAACGATAAAAGATAATCCACTGCGGATTTGTCTTTCATTAGGTCAGGGTTTAGGTCCTTTAATACTTCGAGGGCTGTATCTTGTTGCGCAACAAGTACATGGTATTGGCCAATTACCTCTGGTGTCAGGTCTTCTACTCCGAACCCTATTAACTCCTTTTGAAGCTCTTCGAACTTTTCAGGACTCATAGAGTGCTTTTCCATCACTGCATTGATCTTCGTGGTTAGCTCTTGGGCGTCACGCTGTTCAGTCTGTGATTTAGTTGCTTGCTCTTGTTGAGTCTTGTAATACTCGACTTGCTGCTTGAGGGCGCGTTGCTCACGTTCCTCAGGAGACAACTCCAAATACTCAGCTATCGTAGGAGCCAGTTGCGAGACATAGGTTTCAACGAATTGGTTCCTGTTAAGGCCTGCCGTTTCGAGTAAGAAATCCAATGCTTCCTGAGCTTTACCCTCTGTAACGAGTTCTTGAAATTGATTTGCGTTTCCTTTAAATTGTTCTACTTCTTTGGTGTGGGATTCTTTCTCTGTGTTTAACTCAGAGAATTTCTTATCCCAACCCTGTTTTCCAGAGAAGTTGTCTTTTAGTTCTTGTAAGGTTACCTCTACCTCTTCCCCGTCGATTTTCACAATGTGGGAATCTCCCACTTCTGGGGCTGGTACTTCGGTTTCCTCTTTGTCCAAGTCTACTTCGATTTCTTCTTCATCTAATTCTTCTTTTTCGGAGGGTGTTTCTTCGTCTTTCTCTTCTTTTTCCTGGGGGTCTTCTGTATCCTCTTCAGGTTCCTCGGCTTCTTCTGGATTACTATCTACCTCTTGCGCTGCGTTTAATGGTATTAGGTCTTCCGCTACTTCTGCTGCTAGGTTAGCTAGCTCGGTTACTTCTTCTTCTCCGTCACTCATAATTTTCCTCCTTAAATGGTTGCTTATTAATGTCTTTAACCTATTTGATCGTTACTTTGTTGTGCTTCTGGTAAAATAATCTCTTGGTCTATACCAGTCTCTGGAGGTATAGATTCAACGGGTGCGCCGTGACTCTGTATCACTTCTGATAGTGTTAGCGGAGGCTTGAAAAAGATTGGGTATGTTTCGAAGTCCGCTAACCTCATTGCAAATTTTGGGTTGATTAATGCCTGTTGAAACATTAAGCCTTCTGTGATGTTTACATGCTTCGCTAGAAGAAGAGCTGGAGATAGTGGGCCTTCTATGTTGCCCGTAATTACTGCGTTTAGAGCTGCATTAGTTTCCACTGGGTCAGTGGGTAAGGTTGCTTTCACAGTAGGGTTATTGAAAAGAGTTACATGTGCTTCCCAATGCTGAAGAGAATCCTCAAATGGCTGAGGTTCTGCTATTTCTTCACCGCTCATTATAGAATCGTTCTCCGCTTCCGCTGAGTTGATTGCTGCCGTTGCTAAGTCAAAGAAAGCGTCAGGGCTGGAAAGATCCAGCATATCAGTTATTTTCTCTTGGGTGAACATATCAGGGAAAGCTTGAGATAACTGGATGATTGTTTGTATCCTGGCTGCTTTTGATTCCGGTAGTGCACTTGTGTTCTGTATCCTGATATCATAGGAGTGTTGTAGATCTTCAATGTTGAAGTGCTTAAGTAGGTATTGATTGTGTCTTCCTACCATCTTGATCATTCTTTCGTCCGATTGGATATAGAAGTCAGCCGCTGTCATTGTTATTAATAGGAAAACATTCTGTAAGAAATCTCTATGTTTTGCTATGCTTGTTGATTCTCTTTTTGTTGCTTGTTCTTCGAAGAATCCGAAAGCTTTGAAGGCTTCTACGTTGGGGATCCCTTCCCCTCTGCGAGTACCTAGGGAATTGCTTAACTTCTCGAATGTGTTTTCTAGCTTGTCTATCATCGCCATAAGGTCACCGCTAACCATGTTAGGCACTGACCAGGTTGGGGGGACTCCACCCTTGTACTGAATCACTCCAGGCTTGTTTGTGGCTTGCTGTGTTGAGTCAACTGATCCCGCCGGTACGAATAGCTTAGGTGAGGCTAAAGATCGATCACGGAGCATTATAGAGTAGAGAGTATTGATCGCGCTTTGTAGTGTCCGTAAGTCAGCGTAGGGACTTACCCCCCGCATGTTCCCAGGGACGTCTATAGAACTTAATCTCACGATTGGAAGATTCCCATGTGAGTATGGCAATGGGTCGTTGGAAAGAATGGTGTCCTTGGTGAACTTTACCATGCGCCCTTCTGGAACTTCCTCAGTAGCCTTGTGAAAAAGGGTTACAACTAAAACTGTGTCGTCTTCTTTGTTTAAGCCATATGTGAGAGCGTCGTTGTCAGATAGTCCGGTATCGTCCGATTGACCCTCGGGGCGTATCTTGTCGGCTACCTTAGGATTCTCTAACTTTAGTTTTTCTATATACTCAGAATCTTCTATCATTACCCAACTGGCATCATCGAAATTGTGTGTGGGTATCGGTTCTGGAAAGACCCTGAAAGGAAGTACCCTTGTAAGTCCTACGTCCCCTATGCGTTTTACCTTAGTTACTGAAACTTTGCCTTCGTCTGTTTCTACCTGTACGGTCTTCTTGAGTTTTCTAGCTGCTGGGTGAATGTCCCCTTTGCTAGGGTCCCATAATACTGATAGGAAAGATTCTCCAAATATGTAGGCGTCCCTTTGGACTTGTCTTCTCACGTCGTCAATGTTGTGTTCATACATGTAGGATTCTAACCAAGATTTTACAACCTTTGCTTTTGCCTTGTCATTGAACTCTATGCCGTGGTTTGGCAAGACTGCTACCCCTGGCTTGAAAGTGGCCATGCGGGAAACTGCTGAATCTGTGATGTCTCTTAGGTGATTTACTATCAAGTATTTGAAGTTAGTTGTTCCTGCGTGTCCTTCTGAATCCCTGTGTAGACGACCGCCCTTATTTATCTTCTTCTCTATAGAGAAGCCTTGGTAAAGTGCTATGTTACTTAGACATAGCTCTTTGTAGTCAGATTGGTATTCTACTAAGTCTTTGTGCGCTGATACTAAGTCTTTTAGTAGCTTCTTGTTGTTCGGTTTGTCTAAGTCGTGTAACCACCAAGGTTTTATCTTTGGAATCTCTTTGTTTAGAAAGTCATTATTACCCATTATTCAAAACCCCTTAATAGTGTTTCTTCTAGCTTGTCATTTGATACGCTGAAAGATTCCTCTGGCTCGGTCATTTTTTCGTCCAAATTAAATAGTTCGGACAAATCTTGTTGCTGAGGTGCTTCTTGTAGTTGTATCGTGTGGGTCGATTTTTCCGTTGCTTTAGCTTGGATAAGACCCAATAAACCTAAAACGAACCCACTTATTGAGAAAAATAGGGCCGTCAAAGAAATTGCTAGTGTTATTGCTGTCATTAAAATCCTCTCAATGAGATGCGTTATTCTCTTCTATATATGTCATTAGGTACTTCATACGTTACATGAAATCCCCTAAGAAACCGCAATCTATATTGTCGTCTAATAGGTTTTCGTTTCCCATGGCTTCCAAGTCCTGATCTATTGAAATCCAACGGGTTCGGCCATCGTCTAGCTTCTTTCGTTCCATTCCTGTACCATGATAATTAATGTGGTAATGTGATACTTGGATTAGGTAGCGGAAAGCATCAATTAAGTGGTCATCCTTCTTAGGTACCTGACCTTGTTCGTTCTTCACGTAGTTAGTCATCTCCCACATGAGGTTTTCGCACCTAGAAGACCAAGTTATCTTTTTGGCTATGAGTGCGTCCTTTATTGTAGATAGTCCGTCGTCCTTTGATTTGGCTTTCTTGTTAGTGGGGTTAAAGGCGTAGCCTCTTTCTACCATCTCATTTTTGAACCAGGCTGCTGCTTCATCATAATAGAACTGCCAGTCGTGTTTTGCTAGGTGGGGGGCTAACTCTGCAAGCTTCTCTCGTATCATTGGTTCGATTACCCCTACAGTCTTTTCGCCCTCTGCGGTTAAGTAGAGTTCATCCATTAATACTACGCGTTTCGTGTGCGGGTTGATTGCTGCGAATAATACCGCGAAGGCTGAACCCTTGGATGCTGAACCAGGGTCGCAAATGCAGTAGTAATCTAAAGCCCTGGATGCGTCTAACATTGCTTTGGAGTGTGGTACCTGTTCGTCCCCCTTGAGCATAGGAAAGATAGCTCTTGAGCCACCGACTATGAACTCAGCGCAGTATTCTCTTAGCCATACGTCCATTTCTCCTTTTTGTATATAGGAGTTGCGTATATTCATTAGTTCATCTAAGTCTTGGTGTGGATTCATCCAAGTGGGGGCTTGGAAATACATTGCGTCGGTGTTGTCGGGGTTTCTGGCGTAGTCCCTTAAGTCTGTATAGAATCCCTTGGCATGGGCTGGCGTGGAGATAACTATGATGGTGGCTTTCTTCGTTGTAGTGGAAGCTTTGAAAGCATCGTACGCCCCTGGCCGGAACTCTCGGTACTCGTCGAAGATTATTAAGTCAGGGGTGATACCTCGATATTCATCATAGTTGTTCGATCCGTCTACCTTGATGAATGATCCATTTATCCAGGATAGACGCATCTCTTGGTTGTTCGGTTTGCCCTTTATGTACTTCTTACCATAGTTCTGGAAAGTGTCCAGCTTGTCTAGATCCAAGGCTGTTGCCGCGTTCATGGTTTGAATTCTGTTCTTCGCCCAAACGATTTCTTTCGCCTGTTTCTGTACTGGACAAAAGTAGTATATTGATGCTCTAGGGGTTAGCAAGCCTTTGTACCAGGAAATAGCGTTTACTAGCTCCGTCTTGCCAGTTTGCCGTCCTAGTTCTATGAATACTAAGCTGTAGTTCCCTGATAGGCAAGCTTTCCCTATGGTTACTTGTCCCTCCTCTGGATAATACTCCGTAGATTTGAGGTCCTTCATGAATATGTGATCCTCTGGGATCCTACGCCCCTTGAAGGGTGTCCATATCTGCTTGAGATCGTGCATTACCTGAGCGGTGGCGTTTATCTGCTTCTTTTGTTTCTCCTCCATTACTTGTCTTCCTCTAGGTCAAATAAATTGAAGTCGTCAACGTCTGATAATATCTCTTTGATTTCTTTGGCTGTGTTTATAGGGTTTACGCTAGCGATTGCTATGTTGTCTGTGGCAAGACCAGAGTCTAGTTTCAAGATCTTGTCCATGTTGCCTATGATGTCAGAGATTTTTTTCATCTCGTCTATGGTGAGTGGTGTTTTGCTTTTCTTTACTACTTCTAAAGAGTTTTTTATTGAATACAAAGAGCTGTCCATGATAGATTTCATCAAGGGCATTTTGTTCTTCGTTAGTTCTTTTAGTTGCTCACATTCTAGTTCTTTTCTTATGTCAATGAAAGGGCGCATGCCGTTACGCCCTAAATAGATCCAATCTCTTACAGTAGCCATCGGTCTTTGGACCTGGTCTACTATTCCAGCTAAAGTGTTATACCCTAGATATAAATCTAGGGCTTTTTTCTGGTGGTGACATACATCGGCATTTTTACAACCGTCTTTCCAAATAATTAGATCATCCATCCTAGTTTCCTCCTTGGTTGGTTATTGTGCTGTTTCAATAGTGAACGATCCTGACGATGGTAGTGTTGAATTAGCTTTGATGTAAATCCAACCACGTGTATCATCATTTGCATTGCCTTTCTGAAGGTGAAGGTTGTTGCTTTTTAGATCCAACTCCCTGTTTCCGCTAGCTGCAATACTATGAGCGGTAGTAACACCGTCATAAGATACGTCAATTATTTGGTCCGTGGCGTTGAACATTGAAAGAAGTTTTGCACCTACTTCATTGCTTTGACGCTGTGGGCTTAATGCTTCAAAAGTTTCTCCGGCTGCTGGTACTCCTGTAAGAGCAGTCTCTAAGACTACGTAATCCGTTGCTGCGGAAAGAACGTTGCTCGATTCCCCGTCTTCGCCGCCTGAGGTCATTACTATGATGTCGTCAACAGATAACCCGTGAGCTGTAGCAAATAACCTAGTCGTAGTTTCTTTCTCTCCGGATGTACCTAATACCGTAGGCGTCCAAAGATTGTATGTCTCTGCTGCTGAAGGTGCTCCAGAAAGAGCTTCGTTTAGGGTGAACGCTGCTGCTGAAGCTGCTATTACTATTCTAAATTCATCTAACTCATCACCGGAAGTCATTACAAAGACATCACCTATAATAGCTGTGTTTGTGGCATCAGCGACTATTGTATCTGTTGTTCCTGCCGAAGCTACTGCGTTTAAGATAGTTGCTGATGCGTAACAAAAAACATCTCCGGCCGAAGGTGCTCCTACAAGTGCCGAATCTAATGTTATACTGTTTGTAGCTGTAGATAGCACTATCTTAGCATTGTCCAATTGTGCCCCAGTATGAAAAAATACAGCGTCCCCCACAGATACTGCGTGGGCTGTTGCGACTAATATTGTATCGGTCGTACCACTTTCAACCGCATCAAACCCGTTTGGTTTGGCTGCTGAGAAAGTATCTCCTGCTACTGGTGCCCCAGAGTAGGCTGTAGCTACTGTAAATGTATCCGTTGTAACTGAGGCCGCTGTTCTAGGCTCTGATTTCCCTAAGCCTGTGCCGAAAAGTATGAACCAGAAAGAAAGCATTCCGTGCGCTTTAGACACTACTCGTGTAGTGGTCCCTACTGCTTCCGCTGCATCAGCTCCTAGCGAGGTGCCTGTTTTTAAGAAATTTGTTGTGATTGCTCCGAAAGCCGCTGTTCTGATAGCGTTCCATTGAGCATCTGTTGAATTTAATTGTGTTGCCATGTTTACCATCCTTCCTGTTACCGCATCCATGCTGGCTAGCATAGACCGCATATGGTGTTTTTGAAAACCCCGTT